TGTCGGGTTCGATTGGTGAAGCCTGAAGGGGTTGACATCATGAGCATGAGTGATTGGATGTATGACGGTTTCAATCACAAGACTGTTGGGAAGCAGATCGGTGCTGAAGGTATCAAGGGCAGACATCTGAAGATTGACAACACACGGATTTCATTTGTCCTCTCTGCTGACATGAGCCTTGAAGAGTACGGTGATCCTTCTGTTGATTATGATGGTGTGATAGTTGCTCTGCGGAAGGACATGAAGGCTCTGGGATCACGGGTTTACAAATCGATGCGGGTGCTGAAGGAAGTCCCTGCTGAAACTCAGAAAGTAATTCACGCTGCAATGAGTGACTTCGTTGAACTCTACAAACCCCATGCTCCTGAGAAAGCGAAGCAATGGTGATAAGGTTGTTCCTATTGGGAGCAAAACGGAAAAGCCAGAACCGAAAAAGTAAAGATGGGTTTTGAGCTTGCCCAAAAGGTTCTTCGGAACCGATTGCCAGTGACCCCAAATGAAAAACTCCTGTTGGCTATGATTGCTGACAGGATAGATCACAAGGGGTATTGCTATCCGTCTGTTGCACGGTTGGCTTCTGAGTCTGGACTATCCACACGGCATGTCATTCGATGTCTGAAGTCTCTGTGTGGGCTGAACGTGATTGTCATCCACAGGATTGCAGGAACCAACTCAGAATATAATATCATTGAGGATGTTCTTGATGCGCTCATTACAAAAACAGGGAATTCCCCTGTGACGGTACTGACACACAGTCACCCCCTAAAAACAGGAAAACATACGAAAGACATAACCCAAGACAAAACCAAGAAGCCCCATAAGGATTCCAAGAAGCCCCATAAGGGGAAGGTACAGGAAGATGCGGGTACTGACACGGAGTCAGGGGTAGGGGTGACAGACAGTCAGGGGGGTGGTGACGGTGAGTCAGGGGAGGGGTGTCACACAGTCAGCCTAATAGATAAACCAATAAATAAACTCAAGAAAAAATTTAAGAAAGCGAAGCCTTCGCCTATCGCAAATCCAAAGAAGCAAATGATTGATGGGGTAGAGATAGTATCAGGGGAAAGCGTACTGCTTGGAGTGGACGTAGGAAAAGCAGATTCGTTCACAGCAGTTCAGGTAATGCAGGGCGGGAAGAAGATGGTGATTGCAGATGAACCCATGCATCACTTCGACAAATACGCAAAACTGATTCAATCCCTTGGTCTCATACAAAACGGGGAAAGCAGTTCCTTCCTCTATCACATGCTTGAAGCTGTGGAGACATTGGAAGAGGGGCAGTGCTATAACATTGTGACTGAGAATGTTCCTATTGAATTAATCAAGCAGTGTCAGCACTGGCTAGAACATAAAGGATATAAAACCGATTACCTACATGCAAAAGATCAGTACATAAAAATTTACAAGCCCAAGCAACCAACTGCTATGACCCACTTGATTCCCTCCATGCATTCATTGACTGTGATGACCAAGGAAGCAAGTGAGAGTGTTCAGAAGATTGGGCAAGCCTTTAAGATTGGGGATCATGTGCATGTTGATTTGGAGGCAGGAGAGTTCGCAAAAATTTACACTGAGGATGAAGATGTGGATGTTGATCAGATTAATGAAATGGTAAAAAACGGGAAGACGAATTTGAAACCTGCCAAGGCAACACCAATCTCAACTTGGAGGGATTCTGTCCTTGAGTGGCGAAATGAAAATGATGTGACTGGTGACCCTCTGGATTTCTCGCAGAAAGATGCGGGGATTCTGAACAAGGCAAAAAAGAAATATGGTGCGGGATTTGAGATTGCGATGGTACATGCAATTTTGCATTGGGATAAGTTTGTTACCTATGCAAATCTGATCACGGGTAAGAATGACAAACCCCAACACCCATCAATTTTATATTTTGTTCTGCATATTGATAATGTTAAACTATTTTTGAACAAAAAAAGTGATACTAAGGTCAAACTGAAACAACCGATAAAATTGAAGGTAACGAAGAAGGTACTGAAGGAAGGCAAAAGCAAAACACAGAAGTTACTTGCTGCTGTTAAAGCACAGGAGAAAACTGATGAGTCTTAAACTGAAAACTACGGGGGTAGTCGAAGAGCATTCACTTGATGAACTTGCTCACATGAAATCCTTTGCGCCATATTATGAGCCTGATGTTCTCAGTTATGAAAAGCATTGGAGGATGGTGCAGAACCTTTCCTTCTATGCAGAGCAAGCGGGAATCCCTGAGTATTTCATTTACAATAGCTCGTTGGACATCCTGTCTGATCCAGAGATTGAATATCTGACAGGCTTCAAAGGGCTACCCGCACAGGGTATCTCAGGGGCAGTGTATGAAGGCTCAGAGGGATTCATTGACAAGATGTATTCAATGGTCGGGTTGCTGACACGGAAGTTCATTGAGGCTAAATTCATCACCCTTCAGGATTTGATTTCTGCTATCAAGTCAAAGAACCCACCCAAGAGCAAATTGATTTGCATTCCAAACTTTGTCCTGAATAAAGATCAGGGGGGCAACGTGGCTCCGTGGGAAATGGCTTTGGTGTTGGGTTGGATTCTTGACACGCACAGTCACGGGAAGCAGGTTATCATTTACGTTGATGATCTGGGATTAATTAAACAGCAGTATGGAACAGTTCTTTGGAATCATATTGACAACCATTTTGTAAAATTTCAGTAGGGGATATTTCATGGCTTCAAGTGTAGGCTTTAAGCTTGCATCATCGATCTTGGATGACGGTGACGTTAAGACTTTTTCGACGTTGGATATAAATCCAGATACGTTGAGACCACAGGAGCAAGATGTTTTCACTTTCATTCAGGAGTTTCTTTATGAACATAAATCGCTTCCGCAAAAGTCAACGGTACTTCAGGAACTATCCTTGGAATCACTTCCAATTGTGCAGGAGGTTCCTAGCTATTACGCGAAGCAGATACGGAACAGGTTCATCAGTGATCGGATCAAGAAGGGGTATGCAGACAGCAAGGAATTTCTGACCAAGGGAGCGGATGGGGTTCAGGTTGAGGCAGGGATAGTTTGCTTGACTGAGACCTTGATGGACATCCACAGGGCAACCAATCAAAAGGACATGGTTGACTTCAAGGAGATAAAGAAATTTATTGAGAAGGCATACAAGGAAAAGAAAATTATGGGAATGGATGGAACCGTTCTCATCGGCTACCCAACTGTTGACATCCTCAGTGGGGGAATGGTGGGGGGTGATTTAGTCTCGATTGTGGGGAGACCTGCAATGGGTAAAACATGGAGCACATTATTCATTGCCCACAACGCATGGTATAGACAACACAAAGTTGTACTATATATACCACTAGAAATGACCAACTTGGCTATCAGTCAACGATTGGTTTCCATGCATACCAAGCACAACCTCACTCAACTCAAGAAGGCTCAGCTATCCACCAAGGCACACAAAGACATGTTGGGGAAGCTGCAACTGCTGACGGATTTTAAAGAATCGTTTTGGATTGCGGGGGGAACCACAACATCAACGGTTGAAGATATTTGGAAAATTGCTATGCAAGTTCAACCTGATTTTATTTTGGTTGATGGTGCTTACCTGCTGAGTCACGAGAATCCACGGATGGGAAAATATGAGAAGGTTGCTGACAATGCAAGGAAGCTGAAGCAGATGCTTGCAATGGATTTCAATATCCCGGTAGTGGCATCGTGGCAGTTCAACCGAAACGCGACAAAGAAAATGGAGAAGGATGGGAAAGCAGGATTGGAGGACATCGGCTACACGGATGAGATTGGTCAACTGTCTTCTGTGGTGTTGGGTCTGATGCAAGAGGAATCGATTGAGACAATCATTACACGGGAGGTTGAGATTCTGAAAGGCAGGGATGGGGAGATAGGAAAGTTCAATACCAATTGGGATTTCTACAACATGGATTTCAGTGAGCTTGAGAAGCCAGAGAAGAAAGTTGAGCAACCAGAAGAAGAAATTGTGGTGGACTGATGCTATTTGGTTTGGCTCCCCATATACCTTTCAAACGCAAATCTCACATAGGGGGGGTGGATAGGATCAGTTTTTTTCAATAATTTGCTTGACAAATATTAACTGGTCAACTAAGCTCTTTATATCGAAACAAGAAAAGGAGAAAGCAAGACGGAAATGGTAACAGTAAGGGGTTGATTGGTAACGGGCTGAAAAGTCGCATGAGTTAGGTAAGCCAATCAGAACTAACGAGATTCGGAATATGATTCAGTTAGCTACCCCCAAGAGAAATATTCCTCCCGTTCATGGAAGCAGTAATAAGATTCGGGGTCACTGAGAAGGCGCAACAATGAGAGGATGCAATGACCACCCCCCCGCATTGGGAAAGACTAGGAAACAATCTAGAAATGCTAGGAGAGACAATGACTGTTCCTGATTCACGGTTATTTGATCCGCACCAAACAATTCACTAGCCCCTTCATTGGGGCTTTTTTGGTAAACAAAGCGGAGACAGAGAAATGGCAGTAAAATTGAAAACAGGTCTGAAGAAGACCACCAAAACCAAACTCAAAGCGGAAAGCGGAATTGCTCAAGCAACGAAATTGGTTCCTGATGCATTCGCAATTCAGGGAAAGATGAAAGTCCTTCAAGCCCAGATGAAAAATCTGACTGATCAATTGACTCCTATCGAAAAGGAAATTCGTAATCTGGTTGACAATGATATTGAAAGCACTGCTTCGGTTGATCTGATTAGCGGGACTGATGTTCTGAAAGTTGCGGGACGTTTGCAGACACGTACCATCAAGAGCACTGATGATGTTGTGATTGCATTGGAAGAGTTCGAAGAAGGACTTGCCCTGAAGCTTGCAAAATTCGGTATCGGTGATCTGGACAAATACTTTAGCCCTGAAGAAATGGATGACCTCTGTGAGATTAAAGAGGGCAACCGAAGACTCACCTACAAGTAATGAATCAAGATCAGGTGGCAGATTTGCTCTCCGCACTTGGGGGGCAAGTCACAGCCAAAACTTCAAATTGGGTAACGTGCAGATGCATCTTTGCACCCTTCACGCATGAGGGTGGGAAAGACAATCACCCATCAAGCGGAATGTCCATCAAGGCAGGAAGCTCAAAATATAATTGCTTTTCCTGTGGGGAACATGGAACCCCGTATGAAGTTTATAAGAAGCTGAAATTCTGGTACAAGGGGAAGCCTCCCACCAATGTCAATTTGTCGTTAGCAATGAAAATTATTGACGGTGATGAGTATGACGAAGACCTTGATTTTCCTGACTACGAAGATGAGATTAATCGTGCTCCCCCGAAACTGATTGCATTTGATGAACATTGGTACTCGTGTTTTTCAACTGCCTACAAACATCCATACACCCAAGTCAGGGAAATCTCAAAACAGTTAGCCAAGAAAATTGATATCAGGTTAGATTTTGAGAGGTGCAGAATTCTGTTTCCAATTCGGGATTGGGATGGGGTTTTGATGGGGGTGCATGGCAGGACGTTTCTGGATGATGTTGAACCCAGATACTACAGCTACCCAAGCAACGGAATCAGGAACCCTTCTGTCTGGATGGGAGAAGACCACGTTGACCTTGATGAGCCTGTGATACTGGTAGAGGGTCAATTTGACTACGCAAAAATTCGGGTGCATTACGACAATGTTTTGTCGGGGCAGACAACCCAAGTTCAGCAGGACAAAATAAATCGTCTTGGTGAAGCAACAGAAATTATCACGATCTTTGATAATGGTGTGGGAGGTGACAAGGGCAGGGATAGAATCACGAAGCACTTCACCACGATTCCGGTCACGCATTTAAACCCCCCTGAACCCTTCGGGGATTTGGGGCAGATGCCTGATGATGCGGTGAGAGAGTTATTGGAATATGTCTCTTGACAAATAAATTGACTAATGCGAAAATACGTGTGTCCATGAGGACACTTTAACCAAAAACTAGGAGGGCTAAATGGCTCTTAAATTGAAATCGCAGGAAGCCCCTGCTCAAAAGAAAGTAAGCAAGCTGAAAACTGGAAACAAAAAGCTTGGGAAATCCAAAGACAAAGCGGAAGATAAACCTGCTGTCCAAAAATCCTCATTCTTGAAAAGAGGTAAGGCAGCAAAAGAAGCTTTGGTTGCGGAACAACAAGCTGCTGCTGTTCGTCAAGAGCAGATGGATAATCAGGTATTCCGTTACTACATGAAACCAAAAACAGAACGTGTCATTACGTTCCTTGATGGTGGCTTGGATGTTGACGGTGATCTTGACAGTCTGGTTTATTATGAGCACACGATTAATAATCCTGCTCAGAAATATCCGAAGTACGTTTGTATCAACGATCCTTCAAATGGTGTGACTTGCCCTGTGTGTGATTCTGGCAACACTCCCTACTTCGCAACTGTGTTCACGGTGCTCACTCATGAGACATGGCACAGCAAGAAAGAGAAGAAGGATTTCGAAGGCTCTGTTCAACTGTTCGTAGCCAAGCAAGGTGTTGCTGACAAGCTACGGAAACGGGCAAAGAAATACGCCAACGGTTTGATTGGAGCAACCTTTGAAGTCAGTCGGTCAAACGAGGATGCTTTTAATGTCGGTGATGACTATGAGTATGTTCAATCGGATAGTCTGGAAGACCTTCAAGAAGCGTTTCCTGATTGTGATGTTGCGCCTCTGGATTATGATGAGGTCATCAAAGTTCACTCTGCTGAAGAGTTGAATGCTCTGGGTTTTGGCACTGCCACAAATGCGGTTGGTGGTGAATCCGGTGTTGATGAGGATTCGGTTCTAGAATGAGTTTGCTGCTCAAAATGGCAAAGGAGAGCAGGTCGGCTAAACCTGCTTCTCCATCAATTCAACCCCTGTGGACAGGTGCGGGGGCTGTGTTTGATTATGATGAAGCCCTTGAAAAGCGGTACACGCTCAGAGATAGGTTCAAGGAACCCTATGTGAATTTTCGGGTGGTCGGTGGGAGAATCCTGCTACCCAGAACAAAATATAAATTGGGGGCCAAAGATAAACGGGTTGAAGGAGAGTCCATTGATGTGACTTTTCAGGGAACCCCAAGGAACTCAGAACAGGAGCGGGTTCTTGATGAGGTGACGGAATACTTCCAGTTAGGCAAGACAGGAATCATCGTCAATGCGTCAACAGGGTTCGGGAAGACCTTTGTGGGCTGCTCAGCAATCGATGACCTACAGGTGACCACACTGATACTGATTACCAAATCAGACCTTGAGAGGCAGTGGAGAGAGTCCCTGAAGCTGTTTCTAGGGCTTGAGTCCCATGAGGTAGGTTTGATCAAGGGGGATGTCTGCAACGTACAGGGGAAGCCTGTGGTGATTGCTTACGTGCAATCCTTGATGAAGTGGAAGAGATACACCAGTTGGGTCTATAAGTATTTCGGATTTGTGATAGTCGATGAGTGTCATTTAATGGCTGCTGATAAATTCGTTGGGTGCATGTACCAACTCCCTGCAAAGTATCGGATGGGCCTGAGTGCAACATTGGACAGGGCAGATGGAAAGCAACATGTTTTCTTCGATCATATCGGGAGGACAATTGTACGGGCTGAATTGCTACCCATGAAATTCAATGTGGTGGTGGTCAGGGTGAATGTCATTGTTCCTAAATCTGTGAGGTTCAAAGCAGGAAGGACAATGGCACTGAATAATTTTTTAGGTTTGCATGAAAACAGGCAAGCCATGATTACAAGTAAGATTGTGAAGGCTTACAAAAAGGGTTGGAATATTGTTTGTTTCGCAGACACATTAGAGCACTTGAAATATGCAAATGAGTGTCTGGTGAATGCGGGTGTGAAGATGTCAGATGTCGGGCTGTATGTGGGCCTGAAGTCGGGTGCTAAAGAACATGACAAGGTAGCCATGAAAGAACAGGCTTACAAGCGGATTGTTTTGGCAACCTACAAAATGACTTCTTACGGTACAGATTTCCCTCATTGGGATTGTGCTGTATTGATGACACCCAGATCAGATGTGAGACAAATTGTGGGCAGGGTGTTGCGAGAGAAGGAAGGCAAGAGAACCCCTGTGATTTTTGATGTTGTTGATTCAGTGAGATTGCTGCAAGGCTATTTCAAAAATAGATTGAAATGGTATAAGCGGGAAGCACTGAGAATAATCGGAGAATGAGAAATGGCTAAGGCAAAGAAGAAGCGAACTTTTAAAGACTGGTACGGGGAGAATAAAAAAACCGTTACCAAGGCGAAAACTGATCGTTACAAAAAAGACCCTGCATACAGAGAAGCGGGGAAGTCTCGTGTGCGGGATCAGTATGCTGCTGAGCATCAGATTTTTGAGGACGGTTCCAGAGTTGTCAAAGTCAACGGTGTTCGGTTCGTTGCTTTCAAGCTGACGGATGCTGCTACCAGATTGAGCATGAACATCAATACCCTTCGGGGCTACATCAATCGTAACTATTTTCCTGAAATGGTTTTTGATGATACCCAACTGAAAATGATTACAGTCGATCAGATTCCCTTGATTGAAAGTTTCCTTGAAGCTGCTGCGGAAGATGGTGCTGCGAAAACTGCTGTGAACATGAAAATCTTTTTGAAGAAGAATTGGAGAACGAGAAATGGCAGTAAAGAAATTATCAATCAAAAAAGGTAAAACCGGAAAGCTCAAAATCCACAAGAACAAACCTGCTGAAGAAGAGCAGGAAGAGCTTGAGCTTGAAGAACAGGAGGATGAGGTTCTTGAAGAGGAAGAGGTTGAGGATGAGGAAGCCGAAGAGGAAGAAGAACCTCCTTTTGATCCTGACCCTGTTGAGTTCGTGGATGATGAAACTGGTGAAATCTTTGTTGAAGGTCAAATTGTCAATGGATTTGTTGCGGTGGTCAAAGGCAAAGAATTGATCTGGGAAGAACAGGTTGAAGTTGCTGAAGTCAAACACAGCAAACAGCCAATGGCAAACATCGGCTATGGTCTTGACAGGACTATCAATCTCGGAAATTACGAGAGCTTGAAAATCCATGTGACCATTCATGTTCCCTCAATTGTCAGTGAAAGTGAGATTGAAGAGAACTATGCTTTCTGTAAGAAGTGGACGGAACTGAAAATGGATGAAGTCACCAAGGAATACACTGACCCTGATGCCTAAAATTTCAGATTTGCAGGGTGAGCTTAAAAAGGCCCACGGGGAGAAGTTTATTACCCAACCGGATGAGGTGGTTGAAGTTGATCGATTGCCTACCGGACTTTATCCATTGGATTACGCGATGGGTGGAGGATTTCCCCGTGGGAAGTATTCCGTCATTTGGGGGCCAGAGTCTAGCGGGAAAACAAATATTGCTCTGAAGGCTCTTGCACTGAATCAAAAACTTGAACCTGACAAGAAGTGTGTGTTCTTGGATGTTGAACATTCCTTTGATCAGAAATGGGCAAAGATGTTAGGGGTGGATATTTCCCCTGATCGATTGGCAGTCATTCAACCTCATTATGCTGAACAGGCTGTGGACATCCTTCAGATGATGCTTGCTGCTGAAGATATCGGTGCTCTGGTCTTTGATTCTATCGGGGCAATGGTGACCACCAATGAAGAGCAATCAACTGCGGAGAAGCAAGCGGTGGGTGGTGCTGCCCTGCTGATAACCAAGATGTATAAAAAGATGATGGTGGGGTTCTCGAAAGCTGCAACCGAAGGGAGATACCCCACACTCATTTTCATCAATCAGATGAGGGCAAAAATCGGAGTGATGTTTGGAAGCCCTGATGATATGCCGGGTGGTAAAGCATTCCGTCACGGTTCAGCAATGACCCTCAAGGTTTATGGAAAGGATGAATTTGATACTAAGATCAATGATGAGCATCCTGCATACAAGAAAATCACGGGGCAGATCGTCAAGCATAAATGTCCTACCCTGAACCGGACTTTTGAGGTGTGGTTTCCTGTCATCAATCAAGGTGGTCTGAGAATCGGTCAGGTTCCTGACTGGAACACGATTGGAAATCAGTTGAAGGATTTGGGGTGGATGACCAAGGAAGGAAAAAAGGTGATTTGCTTCGGGGATGAATTCAACACGTATAAGGCAGTCAAGGAGCATCTTTACTCAAACCCCAAATTGATTCAAACCATACGGGATAAAATCATGGAAGCGAGGATGGAAGAGGTCTATGGTCTGGAAGAAGAAACCGACTAAGAATCGGAACCCTTATGCTCTTGATGTTACTAATCACACGCATGGTCAGAAAAGTGAAACACGGGTGGTCAAAAATATGGGAGCGGTTCAAGTGATTGCTTCGGGTGCTATCGAGGGCTTGAAGTCGGATGGTGTACTTGATCATTTTCGGATTGAATGCAAGTCAACTATTCATCAATCGATATCGGTCAAACGTGAATGGCTCATGAAAATTAGGAAGGAAGCACTTGAAACAAATCGGTGTCCTGTGCTGACGATTTCATTTGTAGATCGACAGGGGCAAGCGGATCAGTACGGAAGTGAGTGGGCTATGATTCCCCTACACCAATTTGCAGATTTTGCTCAATGGAAGAAAGAGAATGGTGACGAAATTTAAAAAAGCCAGTGACCTGAAGAAAGAGCAGGGTTTGAAATTCCTGCTGCATTCGGAGTTGGCTATTGTCGATCCTCCAAGGAGTTTGGATATTCTTCATGCTTCGGAATTGACACGGGAGGACAGAGAATTTTGCCCCCGTGAACGTGCTCTATTATTGCGGGATGGAGACAACCGAAAAGAAGAAAGACTTGGGACTTCGTTGAACGTCACCTTTCAGGTTGGGAGGTGGTATGAGAATCAAGTTCGGAATGTGTGGTTGAGAAAGTACGCGCTAGGAAATTGGGGGTGTGTGAATTGCTTGCACACTCACGAATATCAAACTGTCCCTGAGTCCTGTGACAATTGTGGGGAGGATGACCCCAACCGAATCACCTACATTGAACCCCGTGCATACTCACCAGAATTTGATACGAGTTGCGGGATCGATTTCCTGTTATGGAAGGAGCAAACACTGACCCCCGTGGAAATCAAAACCATCAAGGCAGAAGATTTCAAAGTGCTTCATGCACCAATGTCAGAGCACAGAAAACGAACAGCATTTTATCTTGACCTACTGAGTCATTCAACGTGGATGGATTTTGATGTGAACATAAATTTGGATTATGGAATTCTACTTTATGTCTGCAAGGGGTTTGGATTTCATGATGAGTTCGAAGGAAGGCAGGGAGTACCAGACGCAAAATTTAGTCCGTTCAAAGAATTTCGTGTGAAGAGGGCTGAAGGCAAAACCCTAAAAACAGTTTATCAAAAAGCCTTGGATGTGAAGAAATTCAAAAAAGATGGTGCGTTACCAAAGAGAACGGTTTGCCCAAATTTGACTTGCACAAGAGCAAGGTGGTGTTCAGTTAAAAAAACTTGTTTCGGAGAAGCGTGATGAAAATTTTAGGAATTGATCCAAGCACAAAAATGGGATTGGTGGTTTTGGATTATGACAACAAAGTGGTGAAGACGATTCATCAAGAATGCTATTCATCGAAACAAAAAGAAATGCCAAGGTTGGGAGATATCGGGGCAAGAATTTTTGAACTGTGTGATGTACATAAACCGGATTTGATAGCACTGGAAGGATATTCTTTTGGCTCCAAATTCAATCATGAAATCATGTACTCAATCGGCACGGTGTTGCGTTACTTTCTCTGGCAATGGGAGTACACTTACAAGATCATCCCACCTACCACGTTGAAGAAATTTGTCACGGGCAAGGGGAACAGCAAGAAAGATTTGATGCTGTTGGGTGTGTTTAAGAATTGGGGATTTACTACTGAAGATGATAATGTTGCTGACGCTTATGCACTCGCGTTATGTTGCCTATTTCAACACCTTGAAATCACGGATGAAAAGGGAGTTTGGAAAAAGGGTGACACCAAGGATTTTCTCTTTAAACATATAAGCGCATGATTTCCCCCCAAATTAATTTGATACTAAGTGCAAAAACGGGTTGACAAATATTTACCCATCAACTAAGATTAGAGAGTTAGACACTTAAACGAAACATTTACGGAGATAGAGACCAATGGCAAAATCAAAAACTGCCCCAAACATGGCAGCACTTACAGCAGACAAACCTTCCACCAAGAAGGCTGTGACTAAGAAGGCTGCTACCAAAGCGAAACCTTCGGTTGCTGATGTGAAAGACTTAATTGTTGCATCGTCAAACGAGGTTGAAAATCTTACCAAAGCAAAAGCTCTGAAGCTTGCTCCTGAGTTGATCGAAGCTGAAGGTATCAACGATTTCAAACTTGGTGGAGTCCTGCAAAAAATTCAGGAAGAAAAGTGGTGGGAAGGTGATGACCACGAATCTTTCAAGGACTACATTGAAACAGGTTTGGGACTTCCCTACAGAAAATGCATGTACCTCGTAAACATTTACGAGAAGCTTGTTGCTGCGGGAATCAAGTGGTCTGATGTTAAGACTATCGGTTGGTCAAAACTTCGTTTCATTATCGATCTGATCGACAAGGACAATGTTGCCGAATGGGTAAAACGTGCCAACACAATGAACTCTCTGGAAATTCAGGAGTACGTGAAGGGACTGAAGACAGGCAAAAAATCTACTGACGGTGATGAAGAAAACACCACCAAGATTTCAAGCATGGTCTTCAAGTTGCACCCTGATCAGAAGGAACTCATCAAGGAATCTCTTGCCAAGAAAAAGGAAGAGATTGGAACTGAGTTTGATGCGGTTGCTCTGGAAAACATTGCCCTGAATTACATCGAAGGCAATACCGGAAAGCCGAAAGCAGTCACCAAGTCTGCTGTCAAAAAGTTCCTTGCAGCGATGAGTTCGGAAGATGCTGCTGCTCTGGTTATCGAAGTTCATCCTTCTCTTGGGGAAGATGAAGAAGAAGGTGACGAAGCCGAAACAGGTTAGTCGAGACAGAGACCGAGAACGAGAAAAACGGGTATGCCTTTCGGGGTATGCCCTTTTTTGCATCAGCGTAGGGGATACGAATGAAGCTAGGCAGTAAGCACACCAAACCAGAAATTCAGGCTGAAGCAAAATCTGAATGGACAGGTATGCCCGAATTCGAACAGGAGCAACAGGAACCTCACGCAAAAATAATTGTTCGGTTTGCTACTGAAGAAGACCTTCAAGAATTTTCAAAACTGATCGATCAGAAACTTACCAAGAGAACAAAAAGCATTTGGCATCCTCAGATAGTGCGGGGCAAGAATGCAAACAAAAGGTTTGTTGATGATGAGTGATTTCCTAAACACGAAACCGAAAGCCTCCCTTGAAGAATTCCTTCAACTTTATTGCTCCATGTTTGGGGCTGTGGATATTACCAAGGCAGCAAGGTTGATCAGAACTGCAACCCTGTACTATGAAAAAAAGGAAGTCGGAATTAATTACACGGAGTACATGGAAGCAGAATGGTATCGGAGTTTGAACCCGTTTGAACCTGATTATTCAATCTACAATGATGAGTATTATTTTACTGACATGTGGGTTTGTTGGCAGATGTTCAGTAGGGGATATTTGCGGTCAATCAATCATCCTAATTCTTGGAAGCCAGAGTATTCAATTGGTGACATGTTTGATCAGGTCAGGACGGTTGTTGATTTAGGTTGTGGGATTGGATACACAACATCAGCATTGACGGAACTGTTTCCGAATGCATTTGTGGTTGCTACAAATTTAGAAGGTACACGGCAATGGAAATGGTGTGCAGAAATGTCCAAGGTTTTTGGATTTACGTTGCTACCAGACACCACGCAAATCAAACGGAAATTCAGTCAATATTCTTTGGTTGTGGCATTTGAATATTTCGAACATTTCTATAAACCCATCGAGCACATGCAACAGGTGGTGAAGGACTGTGATCCTAAATTTTTGTATCTGGCAAATTCATTCAACACAAGGTCGATGGGTCACTTCACGGAATATGAAATTGATGGTCAGGTGATCAATCAAAAATATATCAGCAGGGAATTCAATGCTGCTTTGAAGCGGGAAGGGTTCCATCAAGTCAAAACAAATGTTTGGAATAACAAACCTACATTGTGGCAACGATGAATCCCAGATATCCAATTTTCATTGTGTCCAAAGGTCGATCACATTCACGGATGACCATGAAGGCATTGGATAGAATGAATGTCCCTTATCGGGTGATCGTGGAGCTTGCGGAGTATTGGGAATATTCGGCTCACATCCACCCTGACAATTTGTTGATCCTGCCTAGCAACTACCTGACTGAATATGATACCTGTGATGATCTGGGAGATAGCAAATCACGGGGGCCCGGTGCTGCCCGAAATTTCGCTATGGACATTGCCAAGTCCGAAGGCTTCAAACGTCATTGGGTAATGGATGACAATCTTGATGACTTCCACAGGCTACACCAGAACATGAAGGTTCCAGTTCGAACAGGTTCCTGTTTTGCTGCTGCTGAAGATTTCGTTGATCGCTATCGGAATATTCCTGTGTCGGGTCTCAACTATTATTCATTTTGCAAATCAACAGATAGCTACCCTCCTTATGTTTTGAACACAAGAATTTATTCCTGTCTACTGATTGATAATGATTGCGGTTATCGGTGGAGGGGCAGATATAACGAGGACACGGATTTGAGTCTTCGGGTTTTGAAGGATGGATTTTGCACGGTTCAGTTTAATGCTTTTCTTTGCGGGAAGACAACCACCCAGAGAATGAAGGGCGGGAACACCGAAGAGTTTTACAAGGCTGAAGGAACCAAGGCAAAGAGTCAGATGATTGCTGATCTGCATCCTGATGTTTGTGAAGTCGTTTGGAAGTTTAACCGTTGGCATCACAAAGTTGATTACAGTATGTTTCGCGGAAACGTATTGAGAAAGGTCGTGGGGAAAGATATTCCCACGGGGATTAATAATTACGGCATGAAGCTCGTTGATGGGCTGAGTCGGAAACAGGAGATTTGAGAAATGAATTATGATCGATACGCGCACAAAATTTATGAGTGGAACAAGACAGTGGGTTGGTGGGATGACCCTGACCGTTGCCTGTACCAGACGCTTCAACTGGTCTCTACGGAGATAGCAGAAGCCACGGAAGGAGAGCGAAAAGACCTGTGGGATACTCACCTACCTGATCGAAAAATGGGGGAAGTGGAATTGGCTGATGCGCTGATTCGTCTTCTGGATTTTGGTGCTCACCTAAACCTGAAATTCGATTGGAAGGTTGACGGTCATGGATGGGCAACGGAAGCCTGTACGATTGGCAAAAAACATCTTGCTATCAACATGTGTCTGATGGAGTTGGTCAGGGCTTACGTTATGTTTTCGGATAAAGGATGTGCGGGGGAGAAAGAAGCCTTGATGATTTTGTTCTATTCGATGACGATCCAGACGATTGCGAATGTTGCCGAAAGTCAAGGTTACAATCTTGAAGCTGCAACCAATGACAAGATGATTTACAACACTGAGCGGTTGGATCACAAGCGGGAGAACCGTGCTGCATCCAATGGCAAAAAATTCTAGGAGACTGATGATGGAAAAGAAACAATGTGGTGATTGCTATCATTGGGAATTAACTGCGGGGGCAGTGCAACACGGGGAATGTTGTGCTACCCCTCCCAAGGTAATTCTTCAACATGATGGTGAGTTTGAATCTCACTTTCCTACTACTGCTGCAAGTGAGCGGTGTGGGTTTTGGAGAGCATTGGAGACCAAGGAGGCTCCTGAACATGGAGCGGGGTGACAGTGTAAAGGTACTTGATCACGGGCTTGTCAGGCTCATTGATTACATGGGGGGTGATCTGGCTATCAGTCGGAACGCTCGTGTCTCCTATGATGCCCCTGCGAGGGAAGAGGATAAGGGTCTGATTGAATACCTGATGAAGAACGGACACAACACACCATTTGAATCAACGTGTGTGACCTTCGAAGTGAAGGCTCCTATATTCGTCTTCAGGCAGTGGCACAGGCACAGGACACAATCCTATAATGAATTGTCTGCACGGTACAGGGAGCTTCCTGATGAGTGCTATCTTCCTGAACTGAAGGTGATCACCAAACAGCACACGGACAACAAGCAGATGAGAACCAAGGAAGAACACCCTGAGTCGGGTGAGATTCAAATTGCTATTCAGGCTGCTAATAGGGCATCGTTTCAGGTGTACAAGCATTTACTTGCAGGAGATTGCCCCCGTGAATTGGCGCGGTCTGTGCTGCCTGTGGGAACCTACAGCCACATGTTTGCAACTGCTAACCTCTTCAACTGGTATCGATTCTGCAAGGAGAGAAGCCACACACACGCTCAGTACGAGATTCAAGTGTATAGTGATGTCATCCTTGAGTTTCTTGAAGGGATCGCTCCTATCGCAACTGAGGCATTCAGACGGAAGTATGAATTATGATTGATCTTAGTATCAAATGAGCTATCTGGGAAACTTCTTTATCTGCTCGTGGGCTTTGGTACGTGCTTACGCTTATACATTACTGCATCCGTTCAGGTGTCAGGTTTGCACTCAATACAAAGAAGCACGGCATGAAGGGGAGTGGGATGTTATTTTTATCGGGGTAGTAGAACGGAAGGTTGAACAGCATCCTAATTTTCCTGCCGGGAGATATGTGTGGTTGCCATGTCGTACCTATTGGGGGGAATTCAATAATGAACTGAGGGGGTATGATCGATGAACGGTTTCCAACTAAACATATTGGCAAGGGCAGACACTCATTCTGAAAAACTGAGTGAGTGGGAACAGCATTTTGTTGAGTCTCTTTTGGAGCAGGATCAGGAAGAGTATGAATTGTCTGATGCCCAAAACAAAAAGCTGAATGACATTAGCACTGCTTTGATTCACAAAGGAGTCAAATAACTTTACCAACATCTAGGGGATAGATAATGGCTGAATTTCTCGGACAAGACAAAACACACGAACCCGCTTATGAAGATGGGATGGGAAACATGGGCAAACCGATTCCTGATTTCAGGCGAGAGAATGCCTATCAGGATTGCAAAGCAATGGGGTTAGGCTCTGCTGATGCTATGGCTGCTGTGAGTGAGACTGCTGAGCAACTGGAACGTGACAAGCCTTATGAAGCGATGGGGAGAGGTATGAAGTATCTTGACCTGATTGGAACCTATCGTTTGTTTGCGGTGCTACTGGTTTCCTTGGAGAAGGTTGAAACATGAGTGAGGCTGAGTCATCGAATCACCTTAGCTTTAATTGTGTGATTGAAGGGCAACGATGCACGAAATGTTGTGAGGCAATTCATCTACCTATTGAACATGTTGTTAAGATCGTGAAAGGGAATGTGTGTGATACCGATACAATACTTTTGAAATACTGGCGTAGGATATCAAAGCGGGTAGCCAAGAAAATCAATCCCTACATGTTCAGCAACACATGGAGCGAAGACCAAAGGGGTTTTGTCAATCAACGGGCAGGGTTCTTCAAGTGTCTTGCCCTAAAGGATGGACGCTGCACGATATACGATGACAGACCTTTTGCTTGTCGGGATTTTGCGGGGCATGGAATGTATGCGTTTGAGTGTGCAACTGAGAATTATGAAAAGCAACTAATCGAAAGCGCGAAAGCGAAACCGGAGAAAATTGATGGAATTGTTTGAAGAAAAGATTGGTGCAATCCTGACAGATTTTCGGGATCACAAAACGAATTACCCTCAAGCGATTATTCAAATTGAAAATCTGATTCTTGATCGATTGGGTTTTACTTTGTGCTTGGCTGATCGAGCATTGAAAATTGAAAGGCAGACCACCCAAAACATCAAGAAGAATTTGGAAGAGATTCGTGATGCTCAAAAAAAGAGGAACTAAGTGATGACAGACGAAATACCAAATCAAAAAATCAAGGTCAAAATTGAACCTGCTAAGCCTCTTGCTTATCGGTGGTTGAACATGGACACCCAAGAGTTTTTGAAGTCGGGGGAATTGTTGGCTGCTGAGTTCAAAGGCATCAAGCATCTGGTCAGGATGATTCCTGCCCTACCCCAATACAATCAGATTTTATGTGCTGCGGGTACAAGAGAATTTACAGCACAGGAAGCAGTTCAAACTTGCAGAAAGCTGACAGGTGTAATATGACACCCAATGATTTGACGCTTGCATTTCATCGGACTCAACAACAACGATATGAGTTCATGATTCCCAACAGCCATTTTCAACAAGGATATGAAATGGACATTTTCTGTGTGAGGACAACAAGCCGAATGGTTGAGGAAATTGAAATTAAAACTTCACGTTCTGATTTCTTGGCTGACTTCAGGAAGACGGTAGGCAGGAACAGATTGAAACATGCTGCCCTTGAGAGCGGTCAACTGCTTGCCAACTATTTTTGCTTTCTGGTTCCTCATGATTTGCTGACAAAAATTCAGGATGACATCCCTGACTATTGCGGAATTTATACCGGGTACAATGCACGGGATTTCAGGAACGTGGAAAGCGGGATGATTAGACGGATCAGAAACCCGAAGAGGCTACACAAAAATAAACCCTCCAAGGAATTGCTGTACAAAAAAACAAAGGGGGCAACATTCAGATATTGGAGCTTAGCACATGAACGACACACCCAAAGGCAGGAAGAGCAGACTTAATCCGTTTGACTCTGGGTGGAACTGTGTGACCTGTGGTGCATACGTTGCTTCTAGTTTTGAAGATGGGTTTCCTGTGTCACGGTATTGGAGACCACAAACACAACCGGACATCATTGAAGCTTTCTGTGGGGCTGTGTGTGGGTTGAAGGATTACGAGGAAAACAAAAATGCATGAATGCCAACACTCAAAACGTAGGTGTGTTGATACGAGACCTTGCGAGGGGTACACAAGAAGACGGTGGGTGTGTCACTTCTGTAAAAAACGGTTCAGTACCATAGAGGTTGAAGTTGATCTTCGTGCGGGTCAGTCGGCTATGGATGCCCTGAAGGAGCAGTATGGTAAGCAGATAGACAGGAAAGAATTAGATCGCGCTATCGAGCTTCTAGGACGTATCAAGGACGGTCAGACCTCAGAGGATGATTCAACTAATTGATATTATTGACTAAAGTGTGACGTAGTTCCATTGTAAAATATTTGTCAATGACTATACTTAACTTACTTAAACAAACACGAGAAAAGAAATGATCAACGAACTGATGAGCAACGAACTGAAAACTGAAGAAACTGTTGACATGATCCACACAACTTCAGAAAAGGAAATCAGAGTAACAGCTTCAAAAGTTGACAGCATGAAAGCTCTGGGTTTCAAAGTCGGAACTTACGAGTGGACTGCTTAACACCAAACATCATTTGAGTTTTACCTTAGCCCCCTCACAGGGGCTTTTTTTTGTCTTCAATAATGTGAATTACATCACACCGAAAGTTCAGCAATTATTTGTCAATGATGTATACTTTAGAGACTGAAACAGAAACACACGAGACACTGACATGAAAAAAGAAGCAACCAACATAACGGTACTGAAGGACTTCGACGGACTGAACCCCAACACAGTAGAGGTTGTCAGTCGCATGGTTCAACGCTCTGGTTACCGTGACAGCAAGGGTAGACCCCAACAGCAACGCAAGTGGGTGAGCTACAAGGGCAGCAACAGGAGCGTATTCTTTCTGCCTAACATCGGCAATTGCATATCAATCGATTCTTGGGAGCTTTGATCTTAGTATCAAAAGTGTGAACTAGTTACCCCAAATAACTCAGCAATTATTTGTCAATGATGTATACTTTACATACTGAAACAAACAAACACGAGAAAAGAAATGCAAGATTCATACATCAAACTTCAACTGAAAGAGACCGACAACGACAACCGCATAGTTGAGCGCGAAATTGACGGAAGCAACCTGATCATGGAGAACGGTGAAGTTGCCCAGACTCCTGCTGAAATCGAAGTTGAACTTTATTACTGGATGGAAGAACGTGGAGAAGATCAACACGGTTCAAAACTTGATTTGGTTTCTTACTCGGTAGAGGCTTACTAAAATGAAAGCCACCAAGAAAAACGTAGCAGCAGCAATCCTCAAGAAGCACGGTCACAAGGTCGAGCTTTGTAAGGGTGACGGTTATTATCATTTTTCTCCTGCTGAATCTGATTGGGAGCTTGCCAAGGTTGAGCCGATTGCACACGCTCAAGAGACAATGGTTTATAGCATGTGGTTGACTGACTATGACGTTGATGGTTGGGTTGAAAATTATGAGTATCTGATTTCTACTGCTGAAATGCCTGATCCAGATCATGACTATGACGCTCCTATTGTTATCAAGGTTGGAAGCGGTATCTATTAAACTGTGAATTACATCACACCGAAAGTTCAGCAATTATTTGTCAATGATGTATACTTTAGAGACTGAAACAAAACAAACACGAGAAAACAAATGTCACAAGTAGCAAAAATTATTCAAGAGCAAATCGGTGGAAAGGCTTTTTACATGCTTGGCGCGAAAAACCTGCTGAGCCACGGTGAAGAGAATGCCCTGAGTTTTCGGATTCGCGGAAGCAAGGCAGTCAACTACATCAAGATCAGCCTGAACGGAAAAGACCTTTACGACATGGAGTTTGGAAAAGTGTGGGGTCACAACTACAAAGTGGTTGCTACTCACAATGACGTTTATGCTGACATGATGCATGGACTGATCGAAAGCGAAACCGGACTTTACACGAAATTATTTTAAATCAACTGCCCTCTTCGGGGGGCTTCATTTTTAACGAGGAACGAAAAATGAACAAAGAACAAATGAGAAACGGGTTAGTCTTTCTCTATGCCGACACCCTGAAGCAGATAGCTGCTAAGGTTGGGCATCCGAATCCTAGACCCCTGAACAAATTGCAAACGATTGCTTTTATCGTGGACAAAGCTGAGCACGGTGAAAAGCGGGATTACATTGTTCAGTGTGTCAACGAATGCATCAGGAGGAAATAGACATGAGTGGACTTTGGAACCAATACGATAGTAAGGAACTGGAAGCGGTCATTGCTGAGAATTACAAGCAGGGTGACACGCTCAACATCCAGACATCTGAATATGCTTACAACAATGTGCGGGAAGGCTTTCGATTTGATGAAGCTGCTTCTGCCCCTGCTGTTCGTGCTCTGATCAACAAAGGCATCCTGTCGGGTGAATGCGGTTGGAGATATTATGAGGTGACAGTTTTATGAAACCGTTTGATTTTGAAAAATTCGAAGGGAACACAGATAAGCTTGCACGAGGTTTGAAGATGCAAATGCAAACTCGGTTGTTCCATCCAGTGTCACCAGATTTCACGGTGACCGTTGAAGTTCATGAGGTGGGCAAGTGGAAGACCAAAAAGGTTGAGGTTCAGACATCGGACATCGGACACCACCAGAATTTCAAAATGTTTGATTCTGTCTACCTTCACAATTTCGGGGGCAACCCTCTTGAAGATAGCCCTGATGGTTTGTACTGGCTTCCTATTGATTGGAGGTGGACTAGCAAGAGCGGGGGTGGTAACGGAACCAGTGCATTCACTTGCTACATCAATGACGATGGTGAAATTGTAAAGGTGAAGGAATGAGAAATTCAACTAAAGGTTTATTGCAGTCGCTTGCCATTATCGCTTTTGTGGTGATGGTCGCTGCTTTGATGGTGGGCTGTGGGTCAGAAGACAGCAACCCATTTGCACCAGACACAGCAGGAGAGTTCTGTGATGTTCGTGGTGGGGTTCAGTTGATTGAAGGTGGATACATCTACTGCAATGACGGAAGCTACATTGAGGAAAGCGCACTATGAACAAAATCAAAATGATCAACAGCCTGAAGAATACGGTTGGCTATAACGAGTCAGACAACAAAGCCGAATATCTGAAGGGAGCGGGAATGGCACTTGATAAAGCTCTTCTGTGTCATGAACTGGTAATTGGCAATCAGAGTCGAGCGATTCACAGCCTGAAGGCAGAGCTATCCCAGATCAAGCGGGTGGTCGGTCAGTTCGGAAATCTGGTGAAGAGTGTATTGGAGGAAGCGGAATGACAAAGCGCGAAACAGCAGCAGAGCTAGTCGCTCTCTATGGTCGATACGATAAGACCTCACCAGACAAATGCTACAGTGTTCGTTTGGGGAGTCGTGCATTCTTCTCAGCCTGTACCTATGACCTTGCAAATCAGATTGATGCGGCATACCTGAAACGGGAAATGGATGTATTTTTGTAATGGCTACTTTATGGACAATGCCCGAAAGCGAAATAATCGAAAAGCGGGATAAGCTGAAGCGGGAACTTGAGGTTCACGAAGAAAACACGATTGTAAATCTCAAGGCATGGGAGACCATGCAAGGAGTTTATCAAATGCTGTTGGATCGGTATGAGGATGAATTGAGGAAGCGAGAAACGGACGCTATTTGATACTAAGGTCACACGCTTTTTTGATACTAAGGTCAAACATGTTTTGGCCTTTTTTTTATGTGCGGGATAGTTCTTGACTGAACTATTCACGTAGTTTAGGATTTGCGCGAATTATGCAGGTATTTGGAGCAAAATAATGGACGCACAAGTTGAAGCGGAAAAACCGAAAACCAAGAAAAAAATGTTCGGTAAAAAGACAAAAACAAAAATCAAATTGAGCAAAATCGAACCGGAAAAGCAGCAAGGCGAATTGCTAAATTATCCGTCCATCGATAAGGACAATATCAAGGTCACAAAACATCTGAATATAGCGAAAAATTCTACCGGGCTTGATACAGATCGGTTGGGGAACATCGGAAGGTTTGTGAACATGACAGATGAGGAATTGTTCGATGTTGTTCCTATCGGTGGGGCAGGACGTTACAACGGATTGAATGAGGATCAGAAGGATAGCAGATTGGTGCTAGTGCATAGGATGCATTTGCGGGGTTGGACAAATGAACGTATAGCGGAAAAGCTTGAAGTCAGTACACGGATGGTCTGCAAAATAAAAGACCAAATTAAGGACTTACACAAACGGAGCTTTACCAATGTCGATCTAAACGAGTTCCTTGGAGAGACAGTAGCCTTCTTTATGGAGGTCAGGAACATGTCTATGGGAATGGCTACAGACAAGGGTTTTAGTGCCAAGGAGCAGATAGCTGCCCTCAAGGTTGCCTCTGATACCGAAATGAACAAGGTGCGATTCTTGGACTATTGCGGGGTCTTTGCATACATTCGGGGGAACGCTTCTGTGATGGATGATGTAATCAATACAGTGCCAGATTCAGACAAGGATTCTGCTTATGCTGCAATGGATGAATTTGCCCTAGAACTGTTTTCTCCTAAGTAATGCAGAACGCTAAAAAGCTCAGTCAAATGCATCGATCCCTAGCAGGGAAAAAAGATGCTTACTCCCTTGATGTCAGGCAATCAATAGAATGGTATTTGGAGGGAGAGAATATTGTTCGATTGCCTTCACTCATGCTCTTGGAACGCTATCCTGTAACCGTAGAAGAATTCATATTTGAGAAGAAATATTTGGGGCGCGGTACAGAGGTTTGGCCTAAAGTAATGGACTCGATTATTGAGTTGAACAATCCCGGGGGAGATAGGTTAGGTCAGAGATACTATGAAAGCGTATTAACAGGAGGAATAGGAACAGCTAAAACCACAAGAGCACTGTATACAACTGCTTATCAGCTTTATTTACTCTCTTGTTATCGGTCACCCCATCTGCTCCTGTCACAAGACAAGGTTTCAGAAATTTACTTCGTTTTCCAATCTTTGAATGCCCGTGTTGCCCGTGATGTGGATTATGCGCGTTTCAGAAACATGATTGAGGAAAGCGAATATTTCAATACAACTTTTACCTACAGGAAGGACTTGGAGAGCAGACTTGTTTTCCCAAAGAATATTTCTGTGTTCCCTACTTCGGGTGATACGAGCGCAACAATCGGTCAAAATGTTTATGGGGGGTTCATAGACGAAATCAATTTTATGGAAGTCGTTGAAGGCTCACGGAGGCTAGTTGACGGAGGGCAGTTTAATCAGGCTATAGAGCTATATAATTCTATTGCCTCACGGAGAGAAAGCCGTTTTATGCGTCAAGGGGTAGTGCCCGGCATTTTGTGCTTAGGCAGCAGTAAGAATTATCCCGGTCAATTCACTGACAGGAAGGCAGCAGAAGCGCAACACGATGAGGGCATATACTATCGGGATGAAGTGATATGGGAGGTCAAGCCTGAAGAGGTGTTTACAGGCAAGTGGTTCCATGTGTTCATCGGATCGGACACAAAGAAGCCTTATATCATCAATGGGCCTGATGTAAAGAAGACCACCAAGGACTATCCCAACCAAGTGAAGCGGATTCCCTTGGAGTATAAGAAGCGGTTCATCAACGACATCTACAACGCACTCAGAGAGATAGCAGGAGTGAGCACGGTAGCCAAGGCTCCCTATTTCCCCAACGTGGAAGCCCTGAACCTGAACTTTGATACTAAGGTCAAATCAATCTTCTCAAATGACTGCTGTGACTTCGACAGGACAACAACAGCTATCCTCAAGGACGCTATCACAGACCCACACAGACCACGCTTCTGTCATATCGATCTAGGGCTTACGTCTGATGCTGCGGGGTTCTGTATAGGGTACGTGGACAGGTTCATTCATGTGGAGGGGGATGAGGAAGAGACAGGGGGCATGATGCCTCACGTAAGGATAGACGGATTCCTGAGAGTGACACCACCCATCAATGATGAGATAAACTTTGCCAAGATAAGGACAATCCTGTACAGGCTCACTCAATTGGGGGTAGTCATCCGGTGGGTCACATTCGATTCCTACCAGAGTGTAGACAGTCAACAGATACTAAGGAGCAAGGGCTACATGACAGGCACACAGAGCATGGACAAGACACCCCTACCCTATGACCTACTGAAGAACGCACTCAACCAAGGGCGCGTCACATGCCCAGAGGATGCCTACCTGAGACAAGAGATTATCCATCTAGAGCGTACTGATAAGGGCAAGATAGATCACAATGCTTACAATACTAAGGATTTAGCTGATGCATTTGCGGGGGTAGTGTATGGGCTGACAATGCAACGGTGGACATGGGCAAGCTTTGGAGTACAGCCAAGCCCAATGATAACGAGCCACTTCGACAGGGAGCCAGATCGTGAGGGATAATATAGGGTAGCCCTCTTACCCACCCTCGGAAGGATACCACATCATGACAAATAAATATAGTGCATACGTCACATAATGGATGATTGACCTTAGTATCACACGCATATCACACACCCCAAGGGGTAGCCCCTCCCCACCCGTGGTATATTAACATACATTGACAAATAAAAACGAGACATGCATCACAGTATAGGGGGGGCATACGTGATACAATCCGTGGGTGGGTAAGGGGCTGCTCATAGCATACACACATATACATACATATATGCTCTCTCACACTGACCCCATTAATCACTCTGACCCCATTAAACAAAAAAAAATTTCCCTGCCCATCGAAAAAAAATTTTCAAACTTTCGGGGCGCGGGATTTCGCCTGACACGCTCGGATTACCTGTGAAAATTTTGAAATACCCAAGTGATATTTTGTGCAATTTTAAAGGGTTCCGAAATATTTTGGATTTTTTTGAGATTTCGAATCGGATGCAAAGGAAAAGAGGGGTAATAGTGTCCACCCTTTGCACGAAAGTTTTTGACCTTAGTATCAAACGTATTCTGATCAGGAAAAAAATTCGCGACAAAAGACTTTCGTACTCTACCGGAAAATTATTTTCGATTTATTTTCGATATTAGCTTGACAAATAATAATCCATCAACTAAGCTCCTTGTATGAATTAAGTTTTACGGAC